GAGCAATGATGTGGCGAGTTGCCTTTGCACACACCAGAATCTTATCGACAGGATTGTCCTGAATGATTTGCATCAGATACTCACAGTCCCGTTGAGCAATATCCTCACCCTTGACGGACAGACGCATTGGAGCAGTAATCACTTTGGGAGGAATGATATAGCCACCCTGTACCAATTCAGGAGCAGGAACTTTGGCGATGATATTACCGTAGACAGCAACATCATTCATACCAGGTTTGGCAACGGTGGCAGAATACTTGGGAGTTGCAGTAAAGAAGTAGCAACGCTTTGCTTCAGCAGCAAAATGCTCTACAGCAGGAAAGAAGTGACGTTGAACGCTATTGTGTGCCTCATCAAAGTAAATCGTATCCACCTCAATATCTGCCTTTGCAAGTTGCTGCAGAGAATTGTAAGTGGTGAAAATCAGTTTGTGACCTTGAGTTTGCTCATACCAAGTGCGAATCGCATTGGGACGAGTGCTGCTGAAGTGATGAGTCTCACCACTGTGAATGTGCATCACAGAAGCATTAGTGATAAACTCAAGGTATTCAGCAGACAACTGCTCTGCCAGGAGGATGCGCGGCGCCGTCACTACAATAGTCTTGGGGGTGCTAGACTGAAACACACGAATAGCATCAAAAATGCCCACGTTGGTCTTACCACCACCGGTAGGAAACACACAGATACCTTTGAGATGCTGTGCCAGAGCATCCAGAGCAACTTGTTGGTGAGGGCGAAGTTGGTACATCATCTCTCAATTCAATACACATATTATAGCAGCAAAAAAGGGGTCTTGCGACCCCCCTGTGCCAGTTTGTCAAGTGTCTATTCTTCAAGTTTTTTTGTAATATCCTCAAACTTCTTATCCCAACCTTCCTTATCTTCCGTCCATTTGTTTAGTGGACAACTATCCAAGATAATTTTTGCTTTCGCTGGAATGAAGCATCCACATTCTCTACACCTATTCTCATACTTATCATACTTGTCACAAGCTTTACAAATTTCAAGTCTTTCATCAAATACTTTATCAGAGACGATTAACACTTCTCCCTGATTTTTATGAATGTAGTTAATTACATCCCAAGAAAACTTTGCTAGATTTTTACCCTGCTCTAGTAATGAAGGATAATCTTGATTTTCGGACATTTTAATCAATTCAAATTTTAAAAATATTTATTATGGCAGATACAATCCTTTAATTGTTGAGGAATTAATTGTGCCGTCAACAGAATAGTTAGAACCAGAAATTGCTCTTCCAGCAGATCCACCATTTCCACTGTTTGCTGTATTACTTCCATTTGACCCCCAATCTCCACCATTTCCACCAGTTTCCCCCGTCGCACCATCAGTAGACCCACATCCATTATTAGCGCCGCCAGCAGCGCCAGCAGGACCTGATAGGGATCCCCCATTATCATAACCTCTTCCGGGTCCACCATTACCTCCTTCTCCACCAGTTCCACCAGAAACCACGTAGGTTCTAGTACAAGTCCTATAATGAGTCCATCTAGATGTTTCCCACCAACAATTTCCCCACCAGTTACATACTTGTCTTCTATCACAACCGCCACCACTCCAACACCCACCTTCAGTGTATCCACTCGCACATCCAGGGCATCCGCCACAATTTTCTGCAGTATAAGAATCGCTACAAGTCCCAGAGGCGCCAGTAGCACCAGTAGCTCCTTTTTCTCCCCCTCCTCCACCACCGTAAATATTAGCGCCAGACCTTACAAATACAACAATATTATTTCCACCAGAAGAATTCATAGACAGAGCAGGTCCACCGCTACCACCGCTGATAGTAGCACCAGTGCCACCAGCACCAGAAGCTCCATAAATTCCACCAGAAACATCAACAGTTAAATTATAAGCAGTTGCATTAAAGTCTGCTGCTGTTGAAGATATAGAATTAGATCCGCAAGTTCCATTAATATACATCCACTTTCTAATATTTTTAGTTAGATTACTATTCCAAGATTGTGCATCAATATCAAAATTGACATCGGTACCAGTTTGAGTAATGTAGTAATACTTGATTGAATTTCTGAATTGTGATATTGCCAGATTCGAAGAAGTAGAAATACTACTATTTTCCGTAGCGTCCGGAACAATTGGATTTGTATTTGTTACAGTTGTATTTCTTCTTAATTCTGAAGCACTAATTGCGCCTGATGCAACTTCTTTAAAGTTAGATCTTAAAGAGCTAAAAGAAATTGATCCAGAGGAATAATATGGTCCTGCTTTTGTTACGGATGCCGACATTTCAGTGCTATTTTTCTTTATTTATTCTCAAGAACTTAAATTATCTTTTACAATCTCCCCACCAAAATCATAAATTTCTAGTTTAGCATCTGCCTTTTTAGCATAACTTTTTTTCTGCTCATACTCTGTGGTCCAAACATTATTACCTTGATAATAAATTGTTTGAGGTCCGTTATGTAATTCTTGAACGTGACGGATGTAATATTTTGCCATTTTAGGGATTATTTATAATTACTGACCCATTTAAAACAGAACGATGGGGCACATTCATGTTTTGCGTCTTTGCTCTTTTCACTTCTTCATAACGCAAACGACAGTTATTTAGAATTTCATCACCATTTGGTAGAGAATCTAGAAATTTTTTTATTGACTCTGGTTTAAACATTTTTAGACCTTGAGCAACTTGAATATAACTATCGACATGCCAAAACTCTTTACCATTTTCAATACTAATTTCTTCCAGAAACTCCTCTCTACATTTTTCATCAAATGCTTTCACCCATTCCGTTTTGTGAGATGACATATATCTCCAAAAATCAGAATCGGTACGATTAGTATTGTAATGTAGACAGACAAATTCTACAACTTCTTTATACAAACTATTACAACGACGGTTACACTCCATTCGATTGTATGCCAGATTGTTAAGTGTTGCATTGTATTCGATAAAATCTTTCAGTTGCTGAATAATGATATGAATACCTGTAGATTCTAAAGGTTCAATAAATCCACTTGACAGCCCTACTGCCATACAATTACCTATCCAGTGATTCTCATAGTATCCCGGATTGTATTCAATAATTCTATCTGTTTGAAGTTTTGTATTGAAATTTTCTAGAAGCCACTGATTATATTTTACTCTTGCTTCTTCATCAGATGTAAATTTAGATGAATACAAATAACCGGTTCCATATCTGTTTCCAATTGGAATGCGCCATATCCATCCGTTTTCAGTTGCCTCTGCTAATGTATAAGAGGGAATTTCACTAAATTCATGTGGAACTTGTTGAGGAATTGCTCTATCAACAGGTAAATAGTCTTTAATGTCATTCCATTTGGGATTTAATTCTCTCAACAAGAATGCATTAAAACCCGAGGCATCAATATAAAAGTCCGCTTTAACTTCGCCACTGTTTTGAAATATTATGCTTTGAATATTTTTACCATCGGAATTTACTTTCTCTGCAATGTCATCAATGATTTCAATTTGGTCTTCAATTTTTTCTTGAAGATACTTTGAAAATATTTGAGTATCGATGTGTAAAGCATGTACAAATCTGAAAGTATGACTTGGCAATGTTGCTGTTGCCTTTGAATAATTCATTCCTCCATTATAATCATCAATCAAGATAGAATATAAACTTTCTGGATAATGTGTATTTGAAAAGTCAAGTTCTGGAAACCCATGAAAATATTCTACTCCAGGAATCCAATTCTTAAAATTGATTCCAAGTTTAACGGTGCTTCCGGTATCCTTTAAGAAATCATTAATATCTACATCTAGATATTTTTTCAAAAAATATGTCACAATCGGAGTTGTGCTTTCACCAACTCCAATATTTTTCTTTTTTGAATCATAATACAAAGAAACGTTAACTTTATCTCCCCATCTCTTTTTTATCATCGTAGCAGCAATTAAACCAGAAGTACCTGATCCAAGAATTATAAATTTTTTCATATTTTATTTAATTAAAGTCCGTCCAACCAACTCCAGTATAACCCTGAAACTTATTGGTTGTCAAATTATAAACAATTGCTCCAATTTGAGTAATCAGTCCTACTCTTTCTGACGATGTTATTCTTGGTATAATCATAAAGGATGCAATCTTATTCGTAATACCATATCCAGCATTTGAGAAGTCAACTGCTGCTAGGGCAATTGTGGTTCCTACACCGACTGTAGAAGTATTATCAAAAATTAAGTTAGCCCCATATGCATTGATAATAGATTGATATCCCTCATCTGGAGGATAGATATCAACGTTTCCATAAACACCTAAATGTGCAGCAGTTGAAGTCGTTCCGATTCCAACACCATCAGAATAAACATATCCACCAACAACTAAACTTTCGTTTGGAATAACATCTGTGTTAATTCCAATACTTCCGAATAAACCAATTTTTTCTCTGGCATCTAAATCAGTAATCGCTAATGTTGTTCCGATTCCAATATTATTTGTAACAAGTAAGTTGTCGGATACATTTAAATCAAAAAATGTAGAGACTCCCGAGGAATTGATGATGTTTGTATTGGAAATTAAAGATGGGAGGGTGAGAGATCCTGCGGTTAAATTACCAGTTACTGTTACGTTGCTTCCAAAACTTGCATTGCCAGTAACTGTAGATGTACCTACAATATGAAGATTGCTTGTTGGATTTGTAATTCCAATTCCCAAGAAACCTCCATAAGTGAGGGACATTAATTCAGTATTTGTCTGACCATAAATCCAGTCAAATCTTCCCGTGTTAATTCCTGAGGGTCCAGCGTGCAAGTATAGATTTATGTTTCCAGTATCATTATTGATGATATCAAAAGTTTTAGGAGTATTTCCAAATCTAAGAAGTCCCGTACTTCTACCCACACCGACTGATTGACCAATGCTAATTCTTGATTGATTTGTTTGCGAAATAACTTCGACTAAAGTGCCGTTGTTTTTAATGATTTGCAATTCTGATGTTGGAATTGCAGTACCTATACCAACATTTCCAGTTGATAGTGCAGAGAATCCTGTACCTGCAGTTCCTACATTTAGAGAATTAGATGCTGTTGCAATTCCAACAACGATATTTGGACTTCCAGATAAAGAAGTTGCAGTTGTTGCAGTTCCAGTTAAGTTGCCAACAAAAGTAGTTGCAGTTACAATTCCCGAAACACTGATGCTTGAGGGAAGTCTGCTATTTGATAGAGTTCCAGACTCTATGTTGCTTGCATTAATTTGTGTAATTCCAATTCCAGAACCAACAAAACTCGAAGCAGTTACTACGCCAGCAACACTGATATTTGAAGGGAGTCTACTGTTTGATAAAGTCCCCGATGCAATATTAGTTGCATTAAGTAAGGTTAAGTCTGACCCAACTCCGACAAAACTCGAAGCAGTTACTACTCCAGCAACACTAACATTTGAAGGTAATCTATCGTTTGATAAAGTTCCTGATGCAATATTAGATGCATTTAAAGATGTAAGACCAGGACCAGTTCCAACAAAAGTTGCTGCAGAAATTGTACCAATTCCAGTAAATCCTACTGCTGTTATAATACCAGTATAGGTTGCATTTCCAGTGTTATTAATCGTAACAGCAGTGCCAACTTGGAAATTTCCAGTTGGTAGTGTTGTTCCAATTCCAACATTTGATGTAGTAGAAATATACCCACCATCAATATACCACCCATCTACGGCAATTGCATAAATTCCAGTTAATCCTGCAGCACTTCCAGAGAAAGTTGCTGCAGTCATTACTCCAGAAACTGTTGCTCCAGTTGCAGTTAAAAATCCAACCGTTGCAACTCCTACATTTAACTGACTTGCTGTGATGAGACCAGTAACTCTAGTATCGCCATATACATTCAAAAGATATCCTTCGGGAATCGTTGTTCCGATTCCCACCAAACCATTAGCATTTACGACAAAATTATCTTCATCAACCTGAACGCCATTTCTAAAATTAAATGACTTTTTATAATTTGCCATCTTATATGTTTTTTAGTTATTTATCTTGGAGTTTTTGCTCTAATACTTCAACTTTATGTGAAAGGTCTTTAATTGCTTCAACAAGAAGTGGGACAATTCTCTGATAATCAACTGCCAAGTAACCATTATCTCTAGTTGTAACTGCTTCAGGAAGAACTTCTAGAACTTCTTGTGCAATTACACCAACATCATTTCCTTCTTTTCCAGATTTCTCATTCCAAGAATAAGTATTACCACTGATTGAAAGGACTTTAGCAAGTGGATTTTCAATTGGTTGGATATTATCTTTAAATCTTTGGTCAGAAGTAAAGAATGCAGTGATGTCTCCAGTAACTCTTAATTCGCCATTTACAGTTGTAATGTCACTAATGGCATCACCAAGAGTTGTATTTCCATTTACACTTAAAGTGCTAGTTACCGATAGAGTACCTGTGACGCTGACATTATCATCAAGAGTTGTAGTACCACCAGCAGAATCAATTGTTAGATTACCAGTGGAAGTATCAATTTCATTGTCACCAGTGATTCCGATTTGAATGTTATCAATTGATGCCCCACCATTTGCATCAAGGAGACCTGTAACTGTTGCAGTGCCAGTAATACTAACGTTGTCATCAAGAGTTGTAGTTCCTCCTGCCGAATCAATTGTCAGATTGCCAGTAGAAGTATCGATTTCGTTGTCACTAGCAACACCAATTCTGATGTTGTCGATTGTTGCTCCACCATTAGCGTCAAGAAGACCAGTGAATGTTGATACACCTGCAACTGATAATGAACCACCAACATTCAGATTCTTTGCGATTCCAACTCCACCAGAAACTCTAAATGCTCCAGTGGTTGTAGACGTAGATTCAGTTGTATTTGTAATTCCAAGTGTGCCTGCATAAAATGCATTTCCACCAACATAAAGATTTTCACCAATTCCAACTCCACCCTTAACAATTAGAGCACCTTTTCCAACAGAATCTGAAGTTGCAGTATTAGTGATTCTAACTTGACCACTAAAGGTTACAGCATCTTTTGCTCTAATTTGCTTGTTGAATGTAACTGGACCGTCAAACTGGGAAAGGATTGTGCCAGAATCACCACCTTCTACAAGTAGCCTCTCCTTAACAGTGACTTCATCATAAACAACACTAGACTTGGAAGGGTCTTCACCAGTTACTGTAGGAGTTGGAATATCATATGAAGTGATTTCACCAGAAGATGAAGATGTTTTGGTGTTTCCACTGAAGAAATCACCACTATTATTCATACCAGTATAAACAACAATACCACCAGACCTTTCTTGAGATTGTACTAGGAAGTCTTCTCTTTCAGTCAGAGACTTCAATAGTTTCCAGGACCATATCCAAGGTATTCAAATGTATGTCCAGAAGCACGAACGATAGATGGTCTGCGGAACTCAACGGGAAGGGGATTAATTTTGCGAATCAAAGAACCAGCATCGTGACTTTCTTTTCTTGTTCCAAGAGCACCACGAAGAACTGTAAATTGAGAGTTATTACTTGAAGAAGTAATTCGCATTACCTCACTATCAACCTGAATGTAAGAACCCATTGGGAATCTTGCACCGGTGCCAATACCTGAAGTGATGGAAGAAACTTGAAGAGTTGTCGCAGCAGAATCGTCTGTAATTGCTGTTGTGAGTCTTACAATTTCATTTCCATAGAAAGAAATTTGACGAACACCAAAGTTTTCTTCTCTAACATCAGAGATTGCATCATTTGCAGATAGAGAGTGCTTTAAAACAAATCCATTTACAACACTTAAAGACTTATTCGTTGTTGCTGTAAATGTAGTAACACCTACTCTTTCTTTTACAATGTAGTCTCCAACATTATTATTTGAAGAATCAATAATTCTAAACTTATTTCCTGCTAACAATCCGTGTGGAGTTGCTGTTGTAAATGTTGCAATTCCTGTTACAGAACTATAACTCGTTGTTGTAACTCTTGCGGATGGACCAACAACTACAGCATATTGTCCAACAACAGGATTTGGGTCTCCTGCAGTTTTAGCAATAGAAATTTGAGTTGCAGAGTTGACTGCACTGATACGATGATAAGAATCTGTGGTTGTGCCAATACCAGTAATCTGAACTACATCACCAACGCTTGTAGAAATACCAGCAGTGGATAAGGTATATCTTGCATTACCATTACCAGCACCAATTCTGGTATTATCAAAATAGAGTGCCTCTCCATTTGTATAACCAGAACCAGCAGAAATAATATCAACAGAAGTGACAGCGCCGCCAGATACAACAACTTTTGCTGTTGCACCTTTCCAAGTTCCAACAAGTGGATTTGGGTCTGTATTTAAGAGTTTTACATCATAATAAGTTCCATTATTATAGGATGCTCCTGCAGTAATTGCACCGAGAGTAATTGCACCAAATCCGTGTCTTCTGCCGAATGTGAGTGTTGAACTCGTTGGTGTTGTGGATGCTGCAGTAATTGATTGACCAATTCCCAAAGATATTGCAAATTTATCAACAGTTTCTCTGGTAATACTCTTCTTTAAATCACTGGTGTTTGTGTCACCAATTGGAGCACGAAGAGCAAATGTCTTTGCCGATGGGGGATTTGCCTCAACATTATCTCTATCCAACTGTGGATAAAGATCTACAGGACTCTGCGAATACTTGAGATTGATAAACTCTTCTGGAATTCCATTACTTGCATTTAAAACATACAGGTGATAAATTCCATCCTGCTGCCCTTGAACGTATGGAGAGATGACTTCATTTCGATAAACATACAAGTTTTGTTGAATGTCATTTCTTTCAAAACGTGGCAGTTCTCTAACTTGATCATCCGTAACTCTCAAGTCAATATTATTTGTGCTCGTTGCTCCGGGAGTATGAACTCTTCCACTTAAGTCAGTTGTAGAATATGTAAATGACATATCATCTACAACGGATGCAACACGGAAGCGTCCGTTATAACCACGATTATCTGTGCCAGGTAGATTGCTACTGTCAGTTACATTCTTAACAACAACAATATCACCAATATTCAAATCGTGAGGAATTTCAGACAATACTGTAATTGTATTGGAACTTACAGAACAGGTTGTAATAAATCTTGGATTCTTGTTATACTCATAATCCGTGCTCGCAATACTAGTTCTTGTAAAGTCATTTGGACGGGCACCAGTTGTGCTTGAATCCTGAATAATAAATCCTTCTTCTGGATCTTTAGCAGCAGTGAGTTCTTTTGGAATAACTGCTCTAATCTTATAAACTCTCTCATCCAAACTTCTTTCATCAACGACTCTCTTAACATAAGTAAGATCTGTCGTTTCACCTAACTCCGCAACTCCTAGTGCATTAAGTTGATTATAAATTTCGTTTGCACTATTTACAGTAACATACCAGTTTCCTACTGTAGAGTTAAATTGAATTGGAGATCCAATGTCTCCTGCAATTTTATCAGAAACTCTGCTGAAAATCTTCAGTTGAGTACCACCATATAGAGTTAATGCCTCATTGTTAAGAGCATTAGTGAATGATGTTGCAAGACGAATTTGAGTTGAGTTAACACGAATTGCATAATAAACAATGTGTGGAGTTACATTTTCTGGAAGATCTCCAGTTTCACTATTAATGATAATCTTCTCGCCAGTTTGAATAGCGTGAGTTCCAAGAGTTAGAGTTGAAGAAGATACACTTGTTACTGAATATGCGTGGAAGGAGCTTGTAACCCCATCTTGCATATAAATGTTTGCAGAATATTCTGTCGAACCGATTGAAAGATAAAGTTTATCATTTACTCTTGCACCAATTCGATATCCTTGAGTAACACTTACAGGAATACTATCTACTGCATTGAGACCAAAAAGATAAAGGTGAGTTGTAATACCAACAGATGTTGTAAGACCAACATCGATTGACAACCATTCAATGTCTTCTTCTACTGGATTAATATCTCTAGGTGTGATAATTGATGTAATGAAAGCATTATTATCTTTTGAAAATGCTTGTGCCTTATATCCATCAGAGTTTAATGAAATCTGACCAAAGTTAGAGTTTGAGTTGGTAATCGATGCATCACCACCAGACTCTAGGTCAAAGTGTTTGTTGAATCCGATTGCGAAAACAGAAACAACCTGAATGAAAGAATCATTTGTAACTTTAATGTGACTAGTTTCCCACCCGTGTCGATAAATCGCATCTGGATCTAGGTGATAAACTTTTGTAGTATCTGTTTGTGAAGCACCAGTTGGCAAATCTCCACCATAAACAGTGCTATAAATGACACCATTATAAGTTCTAGTTTCCTTATCATACTTTACAAAAGCTCTATCATCTTTTTGGAGTGACACAGCAGTAAACTGTGCAACAACCATTGA